CAGCACGAAAAAGATGATTGTTGTATGCAATGATCTGTCGTGATTGGGCTCGTTCCAGTGCGTTCTTCTTGGCAGTGGCTGTGTCAAAGCTGAGGTCAGATTGATTGCGCAAAGACTCGATATCCATATCTGTATTGTACAGCTAATTATGGAAAAAATCAACCTGGTAAAAAGTTTTTATGCTGTGGCGTTGGATACTACCGCAGTGGCACTTGGTGTGTAGACCACGCTCAATCCCTCTGCCGTGGTAGGATTCACAGTTTTCAGTATCACATTGGTTGTACCAATGAAATTGGCATACTGATCCACTGACGCTGTGTTGCCTGCTGTGAATTCACTGTCACCAGCATCTGGATCCACTATGGAAGTCTTGATCGTTACCACTGTGGCAGAACCTGCTGCTGCGTTGGCCTTGGCCTCCACTTTGAAGAACATGGTGGTGTATGTGCCTGAATTCTGTGTCAATTCAATAATGGTCTGATATGACGTGGTGAGATCATAGAAACCAACGTTGGTTCCATCTGTGCTGAGTGTCTCTCCCGAGCCAGATCTGGAAGAAGTCTGTGATTTCAATTGGAAGTTACCCAATCCTGTGATTAACTCATCCACTGAAGAATCTTTAGATGTGGCTGCTGTGCCAGCATTGGTGGTTCTTGTGATGTTGATCTGTATCTTGCCGCCCGCGTTAAAGAACCAACGAGCTTGATTGGCATTGGTGAATGTGATAGAGTGTTCCACTGTGTGTGATCCCGCATATCGAACAGATGATGTTGAAGTTTGTAGAGCTGCTGATGTGCTGAGTGCTGTGGCATTGGGGCTGCCATTGGCCACTGATGCCGCCAGTGTGGTCAAATCAGCTACCAGAGCTGCTTTGACAGCGATGACATCTCCTGCTGCTTTGGCATCTGTGGATGTTAAAGTGTCGTTGGTGTGATTGGCCACGTTGTTCATGGCTGCAAATAATGAGTTCCATTGAGCTGCTGTGATCTTATCTCCTACCACTACCGCGCTTAATTCTGTCTGTCCCAATCCCCATTGATTAGCTCCTGTGCCAAATGTGTAATTGATACCTTTGGGCGTTGCGGAACTGTTTAAAAAATTATTATACTCTTGATCTAGTATCTTATCACCAGCTACATAACTCATATTATTTGACTCCTACTACACACTCTGTTAATTCTAATAGTGCATTATATTTATCACTGATCAGTCTACCCAGCACGTTAAATGCAGTGCATTCATTTAGCTGTGCTACCCTAGCAATACCAGGGATATGACTGGATACTATGCGATCTCCCGCTATACCAGACCCGATTAACTTTACTCTAGCCCTGCCCTTGAGAGCGATCATGGGATGACTGTCATTATTACCAGCATCTTTGTTCATTAAAAAAGCTGGATTTTCAGAAACCACACCAAACACTCTGTGATCCAATTCTTCTGTGCATTTTGTGATCTCTTTTGACCCACCCAATATCACCACATCACCTGATTCCAGTGGCATGTCTGTGGCATAACGCTCTGCCAAATCCGCATACTGAGCTGCTGTGGAAGTTGCATGTACTATGTTGGCTCTGATATCTACCAATGTGGGAGAAGCAATATCTCCTTGATCTCTGAAAGCAGTCCATGCGCCACCTGAATTTCCGTAAAGTGTCGTGCCGTCATCTGCAAAAGTTTCATCCCAAACCCAATATAGATTTTCATTGGTTCCGCCAGCAGCATCACTTCTTCTCACTTTCAATCCAGAATAATTAGGCATGGCAGCAGCACTAGAAATATTTCTATTCAATTCTATTATGTTGTCTTCTATGGACAGTGTTTGAGTTTCCACAACCACTTGAGTGCCTGTGATGGTCAACCTGCCTGCCACTGTGAGGTTAGGTATGGACACATGACCGGTTGATCCACTGATGGTCATTGCCGTGGTTTCAGTATCTCCGCCCTTGTTCACTCTGAACAGTATATTTCCGTTAACAGTGTTGTTCTGCAACACCACATTGGTGCCACCTGTGACTCCCAGCAATGCATCTGAGCTGTTGCCTACAAGCAATCCGTCATCTGTGGCCACAGTGAATTGATAGCTCGTGGTTTCTGGTTCACTGGTTTTTAGAAAATCATTGATGGTCAATCCACCAAACAGTTCTGAATTGGTTGCGGTGCCCACAAATTTTGCTCCCACTATGCTGGTGGAGTTCATGGTTATGCCTTTGTAAATTGTGGTGAATCCTGTGACTGTGTTCAAAGGAGTGAATTGTTCCCTAGAAATTATGGCCACGATCTGATCATCAACTGTTAATTTTAAAATAGATTTGAAAACACCCACGCTGTCACGAACGCTGTCAGGAACGACCTGCGTGACTCCCGTGCCTGACACTGTGGTCGGTCCAATCAACTGCCACGCGGTACCTGAATACACATACAACTGACCATTGCCTGTGTCGAACCACATGTCTCCAGCATTGACGCTGGTGGGTCTAGTGATGCCCACTGTGCTGCTGCCCACAGGTTTAAACGCTGACCCGTTCCAAACTTTGATTTGATTGGTTAGTGTGTCATACCAAAGTTGTCCTTTGATTTTTTTTGCTGGTGCTGTGGTGTTGGCAAAATTTTCTAATATCTTAATGAAGTTTTCATTCAGTCTCTCACCAAACCCTGCATAACCTTTTCCGAACAGAGCTAGATCCGTGGTAGAGATATCCACCGTGCCGTCTTTTAGCACTACTAGTTTGGTTCCGTCAGTTTTGTTTATGGTGTAAGACATCTATTTTTAGTTGCTTTCGTTGTCTCTCACATGCACCAAAAAGCTGACATCTCCCAATAACTTGATTAGGATTGCTGCCAGTTCTGGTGTCAGTGCTTGATCTATTTTTACAAGGTCATCAGCAGTTAGACTAGACTGATAATTTGCATTGATATAATCAGCGACTTGTTGTTTTGTTATGGCCATCTGTTGTTTCTCCTTATTAATTATCCTTGTTTTGTGGCATTCATTGTCAGCCAATTATTAAACTTCTTGGCCAAGAAAGGTTTTGCTATAGAACCTATAATAAAACACACGCCTTCTCCTACTATTCTAACTGCTTTACCCAGCATATCACTTTGAGATCTTGCTCCCACTTGATATGCTATCTCGTTGGCTCTAGCTTGAGCAATGATTCTAACAGTTTTTATAAACAAAGAATCAAGTTTTGTCTTGTAATTTTTTTCCATATACTGTACCAGTGGGCATGCCCATAACCAATAACCTATTTTGGTATTGTCGCCCAAATATTGTACACTAAATTGAGTATCGATTGCAAGATCTTCCGCAGAAAATAAGCCATTGTTTCTCAACCATGTGCAGATCACTCTTCCATTAGTGCCTTCTAGGGTTTCTACCATGATCAACACTTCTGCCATTGCATCGGCATCTCTTCCGGCTCTTAAATGATCTAATATTTTAGGCATGAATCTAGTGTAATACCCCGCCCATATCAATCTATCATTGCTGTGGATGCCTTTGATCATAGTGACCAAGTTTTGTGCCCTAGTATAATATTCTACTATTGCCTCGGGCTGCACTTTGTCTCGCATTGCTATAAAGAGTCCGGCTTCTGCCATTGCAGCCGCTGACATCCTGTTTCTCTCGTCCGGTGTGAAGGATATATGTTTTTCTCTGTTGGGTATGTGATACGCCCATACCATGTTGTAAACAAGGCAGTTGTCCTCGCGACTTAGCAATGTGGTGGCACAGTGATCTTCATCTCCATGTGTGATGCAGTCTTCACATGCCTGTTTCTTTGCTAGATATTCTTCAACTGATATTCCCATTATTTTACTCCTGCTATCATGTATAATAACCCAAACATTGCCCACATAGCATAACCTATAGCTACATTTTTTGTAGGTTGATTGGTGTGTTTGACGAATCTTCCGATCAATCTGCTCACAGCAACACCTATGTTCATAATGTATCTGCCTGCTCGATTGTCCTCTTTTAGAACTCCCATCTTATAGGCCATGTGCTGAGCCCATGGAGTAGCAATTCTTCTTGCCCACCTTGTGGCCATTTCTCTCTGTTTTTCATTTCTAATCTTTTTATCTTGAATCCAAAACATACATTGTGGACCTTCGTTGCTCATCCAATCCACAACCACTCGTGCCCATTTTAAATATCCATAATAGGCGTTGGGATCTGTTTGTCTCAGCCAATGACCAAAACGCTCATCCGCTTGATATATTTCATCTGACAGATAGCCTAACTCATATAATTTTGTGCAGATTATGGAGCATCCGCCACCACCACCACCACCTGGAGCAGGTGGATCATTGCCTGGAGTACCTGAATAAGGATTACCTGTGGCATCTCCAAAGCCCGCTGCTGTGGATTGCCAGTTAAATCCTGTGTTGAACACAGCTTTCCACACTCCATTTATTTTAACGTAGGCAGCAGTAATGTCCTTCCAAACACTGTCATGTTTAAATTTCATTGCTGTGATAGACTTCCATGCATTATTAACTTTTACTTTGGTTTCTGCACTGATCGTAAAAATTATTATCGCTTTGCCATTTGTACCAGAAGCACCTTGATTTCCACCCACTCCTGCGCCACCTGACGAACCTGCTGGCGTTTGTCCGCTTGCCACTGTGGTTGTTCCTCCCGAGATCACCAAAGAAGAACCTGAATATCCACCGGTACCTCCAACGTCATTGTCATTGCTGTCTCCGCCAATTCCTCCATCAACACCACCACCACCAGCACCACCGCCACCACCGTTACCGTTGTGAGGTGTACCATTTTCTCCCAGTGTGCCGGGTGAGGCTAATGTTGGAGCATTAGAAGTTATACCTACTCCTCCTTGACTGTCTGCTCCGCCACCACCACCTGCCCCGCCACCTGCGGCCACGGCAGTATCAATATTATTAATTTTTATTATTGTGGCTCCGCCTCCGCCGCCACCAGATCCCGAAGATCCGTTGGGTCCTGAACTACCTCCCACGCCACCTGAATATCCTGTTAAACTTCTACCATTGAATCCACCTACTGCTCCTCCCCCATTGGCTCCGCCTCCTCCTCCGCCACCCACTCCCAGTGATATGGTTTCTCCCACATGTGATGTAAGATCAATCAAAGAATGAAGAACATAGTGTCCACCTGCACCCACTCCGTTGGCTCCGGCAGTTTCTTGTGCTCCACCACCACCGCCACCACCCCAAAGATAAATTGACATGGATTGTGCGCCAGCTGGAATGGTTCCAGTCCATTTTAAACCATCATAAGTGAATGTGTAGGTGTCATTGGGTTTGACGGTGCTTGAAATAATATAAGGCATGGAATTAAGGCTCCCTTACAAACCAAAGATCCCCGTTACTTCCTTGCCCACTGGTTGGCGTACTAGTTTCTACAAATCGTCTACCAGCGATACTATTACCTGTTGGTGATCCAAGCGTGCCATCCACAGTGACAGCGTCACCTCCCCATCGAGTGATAGATTCAGTTACCTGTGCTTTCGTTGGTACATCGGCACTGCTGTAATTTGCTGATTGTGTTACAGATGTTGAAGAATCTAACAAATTACTTCCAGTCGAACCTAATGTTAAACTTGTGACTTTAACATTGCCTGCACCTGTGGTCTTTAAAACTTTACCTTTGTTAGCGTCACCATCGATGGTCGCATCTGCCAATCTGATTATTTGAGAATATGAAGCATTGCTGCCTGCGGCCCAGTAACTATCTGCCACTGACCAAAACAATCTAGCATCATCAGTTAAAGAGTCTGTTTCTGCTATGATACCAGCATCTGCTTGTAGGTTACCTGTGTTTAATTTTAACCAGTTATCATCAATCACATTGATTGTGCTGGTGGTGTTGTTGTATTCTCCTGAAACACTTAAATTTCCCACGATCCTTACGTCACCTGTGACTTCAAATGGTACCGAAGGCGAGTTTGTGAAAATACCCACTCTGGCATTGGCCGCGTCGATCTTGATCGGTGTGATCGTGGATCCACCGTTGTTAACTTGCATGTCGATGTCACCATCGATGGTGACGTTGGAAATTATAGAGTCAATACCCGATACTGTTAATTGTAGATCATTGGCTGCACCAATTCTTAAACCACTGTCTGTAGAAATAGTCAACACACCTGCCATGGTCTGTGCTGCGTCTTTTCTCATGATGTTACCGCCGGCGATCACTGTGCCTGATACGTTAGTGGTTCCTGAAATATTTAAATTGGCTGCTGTGGTAGTGGTTCCAGCAAAAGTTGCACCCAATGCATTGCTCATTGTGATACCAGCATAGATTTCTGGGAATCCAGACGGTGCCGATGCAGGAGTAAAAGTCACACTGCTCATGATTGCAACTCTGGTGTTGCCATTGAACATTGAACTGATTACTCTGCCTGTTCCAAAACTGTCGTTGATGGTCTCTATCTTCCATCCTGACAGAGTTTGACCTTTAGAATATAGTGGTCCTACCAGTTGCCAAGTGCTGGTACTGGTTCTAAAATATAATTGCTCGTCATCACTGTCAATCCATAGATCTCCTGCAGAAGCTCCTGTGGGTTCCGCTGACTGTGATTTGGCTCCACCTGTGGGTTTGAACGACGTTCCGTCATACACTTTCAATTGGTTAGTGTTGGTGTCAAACCAAAGCTCACCTCTCAATGGTGCTGATGGACTGGCTGTGGATGCTGAATTTTCTAATAATCTTACTAAATCTTCATTGAGGTATTCTCCATATCCGGAATAACTCTTACCAAATAGATACAGCGATGTGCTGTTGTCTATTGTACCGTCTGTAATTGTGACTAATTGTGATCCGTCTGTTTTGTTTACAATGTATGCCATACCATGTATTTATTTCATTAGGCAAATAACGTTTTAAAGGGTTTTTGATGGAATTTAGACAACTTGCTTGATATTAAACAAATACATATGTATAATAGCAAAATGAACCCGATAGATTCAGTACATGTGGAAATTACAAGCCGTTGCAACGCAAAATGCCCAATGTGTTCAAGAACTAATAACCCAATAATACTCAATAATCAGTCAGAAATATCCTATATAGATTTTGTTAAATTTTTCCCTAAAGAATTTGTTGGTCAGTTAAAAAAAATTAAATTTTGTGGCAATTACGGTGATCCTGCTGTTGCACATGATTTGATACAGATTCACGAGTATGTGTTAGAACACAATCCCACCATCATGATCACGCTGAGCACAAATGGTGGAGTACGCAACACTGATTTTTGGGAAAAGTTAGGTCGCATCTACGCTCGAACTCCTCACTCATTTGTGGAGTGGCATATCGACGGCTTAGAGGACACCAATCATATCTATAGGGTGGGAGTGCAATGGAAAAAATTAATGGACAATGCTCGAGCATTTATACGAACAGGAGCCAATGCCAAATGGTTCTTCATTCCCTTCTTCCACAACGAGCATCAGGTAGAGGCAGCCGAAACGTTGGCCAAGGAAATGGGTTTTCGAGATTTTGTTTTAAAAATTTCTGCAAGATTCAAAGATTTCGATAAACCGTTCGTCTATCGTGATGAGAACAACACAAGTAAAAAAATATATCCCCCCACGGCAGACAGATTTGACATACAACACATGCAGCATCAAGGCCCGCTGATCTGCTTGCACAAACAGAGAAAAGAGATCTACGTGGACTCTTGGGGTAGATTGTTTCCCTGCTGCTGGACTGCTTCTTCATTTCACAAGGTTAATAACTGGCTCATAAGCAAAGATAAATATGCTATATCGTTGCATCAACGAAGCATTTTTGAAATCTTGAATGACACTACGTTTCAAGATTGGTTAAAAATGATGTATGCTAATGAGGCATCAATATGTCATCAAAGATGTACAGGATCTCAAGTGCATGTGATTGAAGCTAACGGTGTAAAAATACCACAAAAAACTTTGTGGCATTACAAAGAAAAGATTGTTGATCATGAATGATTCTTATGTTTTAGGAAAAAATAAGACTAGATTTGAAATTGCAGAATTTCCTAAAATTGGTTCCAATGAAAAAATTGGAATATTATTCCAAGGGGGAATTGAATCCACCCTGTTGGCTTTGATGGCCAAAGAGATCTATGGCATAGATAATGTTGTTTTTATTTTGATCACTGCTAATGCAGTCTTAGGTTATAAAAATGACTCCAACAAATTAGATATTTTAAGAAAGACTTTCCAAGATTCCGTGGACAACATCGGAGGAACTCACACTGTTGAATTGGGAGACGATGCTCTCAACAGACACAATTTATCTAACTCTGCATTAAAAAAACTTGTATCAAAATACGGAAGCAAAATTAAATTTGTGCTTGCTGGTTACAATAAAGTTTACGAAGAAAGTGTTAACCTGCTAAAAGACAGCGGATGGAGTAGAGGTTTTATCACTAATGATAAACTCGATGGTTATCTTGAACAGAATTCAAAAAAATATCCAGAATTATACAACCATGTTAAAAAACAAAATGGAAAAATATTTGGGGTCAGCAAACATATCGGTTTTGAACAGATCAGCACAGACTATCATACCAACGTTAGACCTTTTAGAAATTTAAATCTATCTGAAATTATCGACTTATATGGTAAACTTAATTTAATATCCTATCTATATAAAACAAGCAGTTGTGATGTGGATCTAGGTAATTGTGGTATATGTGACAATTGCCACAGAAGAAAGTCGGCCTTCCAGGATTCCTCAGTATCTGATCTTACAAAATACACTTTTAATTAAACATAAAAAATTATATAATATCTAGTGTGATGTATGAAATTAGCGAATACAAACAAGATATGGATCTTTCTTTCTTTTACAAAAGATGTGAACAAAAAGAATTCATCAACAATGCTTCACAAAAGAGACTGATAGAATCATTTGATCGACAAAAATTTTATAAATTGTGGATCTTATTTTATAATGATTTGCCCGTTGGCACCACGGCAGCACATGACTTCGACGAGATCATGGGAAAAAATAGTTATAGAATCTGTGTAAGAACCTGTGTTTTAAGCGAGCTGCTCCCTATCAAACATATAAGAACCAAAGATGGTATTATCAATCATCAAAATATAGTCTCGCAGATTTTCATACCTACGATAATAAATTCTCTGCCCATTAACAGTGGTCTTTACATAACATCATGTAAAAAAGATGAAGCCAGCATGAGATTGGTTGATAGCATATGGGCTAAACTGCTAATGAAACAAAAAAGTTTAAAAAAAATTAAAAATGTATTCTACAGAGGTGTAGAACAAACTGTTTGGCAGTTAATTCCTAAAATTTTTTTATCAAACCTATATCAACATCCGCGATGGGAATACAAGCTAGCATTATGAATATAATCTGTGTCAAATGGGGTGACAAATACTCTCCGGAATTTGTTAATAAATTGTTTGCTATGGTTTCAAAGAATAGTTGCGGGCAAAATTTTGATTTTTACTGCTACACTGACAATTCCGAAGGATTACATGCCAAGATAAAAAAAATCAAGATAGAATCAGATCTCATGGGCTATTGGCCAAAAATAGAACTTTTCAAACTGTTTGATAAAGATGTCAATATATTCTTTGATCTAGATGTTGTGATATTGAACCCTCTCGAGAGACTATTTTCTGTCAAAACAAGAACAGTTTCTATACTGTATTCCCAATGGAAAGAAGGTTTCTTGCTGCCTCATAAAAAAACCAAACCAGAAAACAAATATCCCACTCAATACAACTCATCCATAATGAAATGGCAAGGCACGCAAGGACATGAAATATATAACTATTTTCAAAAAAATAAAGACATGATACTGTTCAAATATCGAGGCATAGATCGCTATCTATATCATGAACCTGTACAGATAGATCTATTGCCCACGGGCATTGCCTATTCCTATTGGAAGGGAGCCAAGTACGGCAAGGACACCACCCCTGAAAAATTGAGATTAGATTATGAAGTGTGTATTTTAAACAACGGACCCAAACAAGACGAAGTTGACTCTTGGGTTAAAAACTATTGGACGGAATGAAAATAATAGCAGTTAGAATAGGCACAAGATACGGTCCAGAATATGAAAAATATCTAGAATCCAAACTGCCTGAGTATGAGTTCCATTGGATCAGAGAAGCCATGTCTGACAATATTAGATTACAATGGAACAAGATGTATGGCATGACTTTGGAACAAGACCAACCTATCTGTGTGATAGACATCGACATACTGCTGATCAATGATTATAAAAAAATATTTGAATATCCCATACAACAAGGCGAGTTCCTAGCAGCTCCCGGTTGGTGGAGAGATCTCAAGGGCGAACAAAAGAACAGATTCAGTATCAATGGAGGATTCTACAAATATTATCCTCGTGATTGTCATTACATATACAAAAAATTCATGAGCGATCCAGCACATTGGCAAAAAAAATACATAGAGGAAGGTTACACTTCTGGTCCAGTCAACGGGGAACAACATTTTATAGAGGATTCTGTGAGAGAAAAATTAAAACTTATAACTCTACCCAATGCTTGGTTTTGTAGAATGGAAGCTAGAAATAAACATTTCGCTAGACACACATTGACCAGTTTAAATAGACGTTACAGCGAAGTCAGTGGTAATCCCTACATGTTCCTAGGCAATGAATTTCATCCTGAAATTAAATTTGTTCATTTCACCCACATGGATAATCATCCTCATGAATGGGAGAAATATCGTTTATTCGTATAGGAATTTTCCAGCAACGTATAGAGATTCTAGAGGAGTTTTTGCTTCCCTGAGTTTTTTCTTTAATTCTGTGTTAGTGGATTGTGTCACTGCTGGAAGATCAAATATTTTAGATTTAATATTAAAAAGAAGATCTGTGCCCGTGTCTCCCGTGGGCGGACTGAATAGATGATCCACAACTAGTTTATCTTGAGGATTGGTGACTGCAGGATCATAGATCAATCCATGTTCCAATGCTATTTCTTTGACCAATATTTCAAAACTTTGACTGTTTAGTTTTCTTTTTTGATCAGTCATTATAGAAATTTCATCCGGTGAATAAGTTTCCAACAATTTTTGATAATTTTTATCATTTAGATCTGGCTTGATGGCAATTTCTGTGTGACTTTTGTTCGCATTGTCATACCATATGGCTAGAATTAAATTTTGTTTGCTGCTGGCGTAGACAGCCTGTGTGAAACGACCGTTTTGTAAAATCATTATATCTTTTGTATGGTTAGTTTGTATTCGTTGATGGTAACGCTGGATCCATCCGGAAATTCTTGTGCTCTGTAATCATCATCTCCACCTAGGAATGTTTGATAATTGCCGCTGCCTTCCAAACGAGTGTCAGTCATCACTGTGCCACATGTGGCTCCTACTCCATTGATCTCATATCTCAATTTATAACCATTCACATTGGCTACCATATATCGTATAATACTTTGAAATACTGAGTTCCATGTTGCTGTGTCTGGAGTTATGATGTTTCCTAAACTTGTTAATCTTGCTGGTGCTTGATAAGCGGGAGTTATATAATCTTTTTTATGGAGGTAATAACTAGTGACTTCTGTTGTGGTTGTGGAGTCTTCACCAGCTGGAATAGCAGAATATCCTGCAGGATTGGCTCTGGTATCTGTGAACACTGGAGTACCAGATCCGCTCACTTCTGTGTAGCCCGCTAGAGTGGTGCTGTTGTATATGGTGTATATTTCATTAGGTATTAAGTTATAGTAATTCTGAGGCGCACTGGGATCAGCAACAAATGTATCATACATGTCTTGTAGACTCATAGATCTTAATTCTGGATCGCTAGATCCGGACACAGCATAATATATAGGATATTCAATACTATTGGTGTTTGCTGGTACAGCAACAGTGTTTACCACTTGATTTATTCTGCTCAGTGCCACTTGTGTGATCTGAGGTTCTTGTGTGGTTTCTTCTCCAGGAAATGATGCTGTGCCTGTGGAAACTGCACCAGCGATTAATCTGCTGTCATACAAGGTGCCTAAATTACCACCACTGCCTACCACAGTTAATTGCACCGAAGGCGATTGAAAATATAGTTGTTTGAATGCATTCTTGATCTCATCAATCTGTCCAGATGACATCTCTTTCAATATGGGAGTGGAAGCAGATGACGTGTCATCATAATACAAAGGTGTTCTAACTGCCATAAAAATTCCTAAAGTAACTTATAATAAACAAATAATAAGACATTGTCAATGTTAAAACAATATTAGGTATTGGATCCTGGCGCATAAAGTGTGGTTAGTGTTGCACCGCTTGAATCTATAATGCTCAAAGTGACCTTGCTTTTAAACATGTTACCACTGATCGAAGCACTGCCGTTGGTATCACCGGTGGTAAGCACTGTGCCTGATCTGTTGGGCAGGGTGATTGTGTTTGGTCCTGTGGGCTCAGCTGCTGTCAATATTGTGCCGTTGCTATCATCGATAGTCCCGTCAAATGTTATGGATCCACCGTCGGTAACTTCAACACTAGTGGTTGTGATTGCTCCCGTGATTGGTCCTGTGAAAGCTGTGGCATTCACTGTGCCACTGACATCTAATTTTGTGGAAGGAGTGATTGTGCCAATACCCACTCGCGAAGTGGCTCCATCGATGGTCATCACTGTGGTCACAGTACCGCCGTCTTTGACTGTAAAAATAATATCTGCGTTGTTAGTACTATTGGTCATGGACACATTGCCGTTTGGTTCCACAGAGATTTTAAAATCATCGTCGGCACCTATCACCAATCCCAAATCATTCTTGATATTGACCTGTCCGGTAAGATTCCCGCCCGTTTTTAAATAAAAATTAGCAGGATCTACACCTGCTAAACTGCCGGCACTGGATGCTGTACCGGCGAATTCCACTCCTGCTATATCTTCTGTGAGTGTGATTCCTTTTTTTATTGTGGGGAATCCTGATATATTAATTTTAGGAATAAATTCACTTTCACTAATGATTGCAATCAGCACATTGTTATTTTTTAATTTGGTTATATTCTTTGACACGTCTGTGGATGACAATATAGTGTCAAAAGAAAATCCGCTGTCAGTGCTTGCCGGTGGTCCCACCAACACATCCTCGCCACCGTTATTGATGTATAGCTGCTGAGTTGTGGAATTAAACCATAAATCTCCAGCTGCCAATCCTACCGGAGATGAGGCCGTGTAGTTGGCTCCTCCCACTGGTTGAAAAGCAGTGCCTGTGAAAACTTTGAGTTTTTGTGTGCTGGAGTCATACCATAACTGTCCCTTGATCGGTTTACTGGGAGCAGTTGTGCTGCTGAAATTTTCTAGTATATGTAAAAAATTTTCTGCAACGATCTCACCATAGCCGGCATATCCTTTTCCTATCAAGGCTATGTCTGTCTGGGTGTTCAAAACAGAATCTTGTACCGTGTATTGATTGGGTGATTCTGTCGAGTCTGTTTTGTTTACTGTGTAGGGCATCTAAATTATTCCGTAAATGTTGTTAATGACTGTATCCTTAACGTATAATCTATCTGTATCAATCTATTCAAACTCTTCTGCACAGGATGGAATATCACATGTGTCAATAATTTATTGGTACTTCCGTTTTCTGTGCCTTCCCAAGATTTCAATCCTAACTCATCAAACACATAAGTGTCATTAAAATCTGTGGTGTTATCAAATGCTGATTGTCCAGCTGGTTCACCGTAGTCCAAAGTACAAGTCACAATGATATCTGTGTATTTGTTTCCTGTGGTATGTCTCACTTCCATTTTATTTCTTGTGGTGTCTTTGTTAGATGATGAATTGTCATCTACCACTTTGTAATATGTTTGATTGTATAGAGTAGCGTTGCTACCAGATGTGTTGGGAGTTAGATAAGTTATAATTCCTGTGGGATCCACTGTGGTTCCGCCGTTGCCAAAAGCCATCTCATGAATGAATCCTGTGGTCTTGTGAGCCAAACTGTTGGCTAGTGCTATGCTCATGTTCTCATAGTGAATGGCATTTCTTTTGTCCACAATAACTTCACCTGTGCTAGGATCCCATATTTTGATATGTCCTTCTACTTTGATTCCTGAATTGTCTTGTGGTTTGGATTCTTTCATTTGTTTTTCATTGGTTGATTCTTGTTTTGCATGTTCTGTCATTTCGTTATATTTATTCAGGTACATTTGTTGGTTCTCCAGCTATGAATTTGGCCTGTGCTGTGTTGGATTTGCCCAATCCTTTACCATCAGCAGCAGTGGTTTCTCCTCTATTATACCATATTTGTCCACGTTTTTGTATAATTTTTACTTCGGTGCCCGCAGCAGGTTGCTCACTCAATATAACGTTGGCTGAGCTGCCATCCCATGTGTTCACTGTGTAGTTTGTCGTGCTGCCGTCTTCACCCACCGGTGGTAATCTTCTTCCTCCCACAAAAACATCAACTTCGTACACAGTGCTCACAGGCTGCGAAGAAATGAATGCTGTGGTCGATCCATCCGCTATGTGTTTCTTGGTATATATCGTGTCAGCGTAAGGCACGGTCTGTTGTCCAGATGCATCTACCACTTCTGCTCCCGCAGTATGATTTTTTATCGCCGTTCCTAGAGTGCCTCTTCTGATATTAGATAGAACATTGCCATCTTTGTAGAGATATTCTATTCTTTCGTTGTCGATAAAGATCACTCCCGGCAATAGCGTACTTCCATCTGTGGATTTTAACACACCGCCGTCCACCACTGTGATTGTTTTGTCATTTAATAATAGATCAGCTGCCAGCGTGGTTGTGTTGGTTTGGCTGATTCTCTTGTAGAATGTTCTGTTGAGCATGTCTTTGAATATTCTAAAGCCTGTTGAGAAGTTGTTGCCTTCTGTTACAAAATACATCACGTCTATCCTGTCATTGGTGTGCAATGTTCTGCTGATTGTAATTTTATTTCCCGTTAATGTCCAGTCAAATCCTTGCACTAGATTTTCTCCGTTCAGCCAAACAAACGCATAATCATTGTTCAACGGTGTGCCAAATAGATAGAACTCTCCCGAATCGTTTCCTTTGAAAGTTTCTCTGCGTTGGTTCATGCCCACGGCATTGTTGAATGTGGTTGCTGTGATAATATCTCCCTGTGCTAGGGTAATACCATCTATCAACATGTTGTCTGGTTGTAGAACTATTTGATCATTTTTATCAAAATAATGTGTGCCCACCAATGTGGATATGGCAATTAGATCTGAGCTAGACGGAGCAACGTTGAATGTAATTGACTTTGCATCAATGTTAACAAGATAGTCTGAATATTGATCTTTTTTGATCCCGTTGAGATATACTCTAACTCTGGAAGGATCAATCGGTACTCCTCCTGGATTACGCAACAATCCAAATCTATAAACGCTAACGATAGTTCCAGATCCCGACGTTGCGCTGGCTTTAAATGATACCACATTTCCTGCAATGGAGCCAGTGAACGATACATGATCCGATCCTTTGGTGCTAAGATGAGGCGCAGTATTGGTGTACACCGCAGCGCCTCCTGCTACCAATGTCACTTCTGACATGGACGCAGATCCTTCACTGGCATTGTATGCCGTCACAAGATAGTGAGCTCCGATGTATTCATCAGTTTGAAAAGTATCTATTGTGGTTTCACTGCTAGAAATTGTGGTATTTCCAACAAAGTTAGATCCATCACCGACATCTCCATCTCGCAGTAATATTCTATAAGCGCTAACTCTGCAGTCTCGTGAGTTAGATGCTATCAATAATCTTACTTTGTCCGCAACTATGTCAGCTGAAATTGTGACCAGATCCGAAGGTCCTGCATTTACCACATTGTACGAAGTGACATATGCATTGGTTCCGTCATGTACTAATAATACTTCTATGTTGCTTCTTTCTATAGGAGCACTAATAGTTTCTACTGATATAAAATATTTTGCACCTCTATGAGCATTTTTATCCCATCCTGGAGCCTCTAATGCTACCGGAGTAGTATCTATGAAAGGTAGAAGAATTTTTACTACTTGAGACCCTATTGTACCTACTGTGTTTGCTCCTAATCCTATTCTATACCAAGAGATAGAATTTAATGCAGAAGCACCTGTGCCTAATAATGATATTATACCTCCAGTTACTGAAGCATCTACAGTGATATGTTCAGCTATTCCTGTTTGAGTAATCGATGAAGTGCTCACGAAAGCGTCTCCAAGATTGTAAACCAAAGAGTATTTGGCAGTGGCTAATTCTCCAGAAACGTCATCTCTGGTGATTGCCATATACCAAGCACTCTCATATTCTGTATCTAGCCACGAATCTATTGTGATAGGTGTATTAAGGATTCCATCTTTCTCTCCAGATTTAACATCCACATATCCTGTGGATGTGCTGCCGTCTTCTGTGGATCCTGCGTAATCAATAAAGGAAAAAGTGTTGCTGGTTCCATCTCCCAAATAATAAGTGTTGTCCGGTCCTCTCAGGATCTTTCCTTGATACTCTAACAGAGTCAAACTCGAGTAAGGACCTATGGATCCCGGGGGATATGACAATGTATAATCACTAGTGCTGCCATCATACACGATCTCTTGTGATCTTATTTCAGCATAAGCTCTGCCGCTGCCTGGTGACTGATTGAACGATGCTATCTGTACACTGGTTCCGGCTGCTGGAGGATTTGCTGTGGAGCCATCTCCCGTGTGTAGATTTACAACGATGTTCCTACCGCTCACTGTGTAGCTGTAATCTGTTGTGGGCACACCATCCACTGTGACAAGTAATTGGCTTAGCGAGCTGTCCAACTGATAGGTTTCTCTGCTCTTGGTTGTGAATGAATGTGTTGATCCATCGCCCACGAGTGTGTCGAGAACCATATAATTGCTGCCAGATATAGCAAAACTTTTTATAGAAATTTTACTAGCTAATACCGGTGCTGCTGCAAATGTGACTGTCTTATTTTGTATATCTACTGTGTATTCAGAATTTAAAGTCTGTGTTGCACCATCTAGAGAAACTACCACAGATGCTTGTGTGCCTGCCAATTGTCCTATGGAGAACACCGTGGTTGATCCGTCTCCTATGTAATTTTTTACTATGATAAACGGCACTCCCGATGTTGGAGCTGTGTAAACTCGAATATCCAATGTATCAAAAATGCTGCCGGGTAGATTCTCTTCTGGGGCGTAACTGGTTTCCGGTGTGATGAAAGCATCTCCTTCTACAATGATGTCACTAGGCGATACTCCCAAAGCTGATTTGAACAACCCGCCGCTGATCAAAGAATCTAATGTTTTGTCATCGGTGGGTGTTAACACTCCGTCATCATCAAAAGGTATCAATTCAATGACTGTGTTTGCAGGAGCGGGATTACCGTCATCTCCCACAATAGTAAATGTTTTAGTGGTGCCATCTCCTCTTAAAACTTGAGTTCTCTGTCTCACTCTATTAACGTTTGCTGTGGCTATTGGATACAGAGCCGAAGAGTCACTGATATCAGTGAAATAAACTGTGTATACGTCAGTTGGTAATGGAGCAAAATCAAAAGTAAAATTGGTTGTGGTGCCATCACCATAAAACACTTTGACCCTACTTAAACCAAATCCATCCCATGGCAAATCATACCATGGAGCTCTATCCCAACCTTGACCATTATCAAAAGCTAATCCTGTTACCATAACTCCACCATAATCCACTCCAGTCATTACTTGAGAAAGTTCATTGCCTGGCATGCCTGCTGCAGGAGCATATAATCCCAGTGTTCTTTCTGCTGCTGTGATATATGGTTCATCTCCCCTCAGTGCCAAAAGATTTATTAATCCTTCGTCAAAAGTTTCTGTGCTGGTATATGTTGCAATAACTTTATAAAGTTTATTATTATATCTGATCAGATCATTGAAGGCATAAGTGGTGTTACTGGTCCATACCAATACTGTGGCTGTGGATTGCACTCGGTCAAATTTGATTGTGGTGCTGATATCTCTCACAAGATCATTTCTAAGATTTGCATATGCTCGTGCTGAGTCTGCTGGAGTGTTGCCGTTTGCTCCTCCACCTGTTATGATCACTCTAGGTGTTGAAGTGTAATTTTTACCCGGAGTCAACACAACTATTCTAGATACTGCGCCTTCTTTGATCACTGCTCTAGCAGTGGCCTGTGTCACATCGCTCAATGTGTAAACTTCGTAACCTTGGGGTCTATCCGTAATGGCAATATTTTGTCCCGTGGTAGGCATGTAAAAATCAACACTAGAAAATTCACTGAATTTAAATAGCTCACTGGTTCCAGTTCCCCCAGCTTGTGAATCAGCAAGATTGGCATCCACTTGAGCAGTATACAGAGGATAGAAATATCCAAATTGACCAGAAGAAGTGCCTTGAGTGCTGGTTCCTAACACTGTGAATGGTCCAACTGTTTTTGTGGTTCCACCTACTAGAGTAACTGTAGGAGCAGTGATATATCCGCTACCACCATCTATCACTGTGATAGTATCTACATATTTTTTATAATTGTCTCTCCAGAAACGATAAGGATATGTGCTGAGTATCGTTGCGTCATTCTCTATGTCCACGTTTCTAATGTAATCTCCGTCATAGAAAGCAGGTAAATCAAAATCTGTATAAATTCCATCTTCGGTATCTAACCCAGTGTAACCCAATCTATATTCTCTAATTTTGGTATGATATGGTTTGACCTCATTGATATATTCTTCAACATAATCTTCTGTGGTAACTCTGTAACTTTTTCTCTGATCTAATTCTCTCAAAGTGTTGGATACATTGATGAATGCTGTTTTTGTTAACCAATCAACATATTTCTGTTGCTCTAATACTTTTCTTAGTCCGATAAAGAAGATGTTGTTGTATTCTATTTTTAAATCTCCTATGAATAAATCATCTCTTATAGCTGTGAAAATTTTTCTCAATTCTAACTTGGGTTCAGTGTCAAAGAAATTAACATCAAAGGCATCCTGTCCGTCAAATCCTGTATTATCAATTGAATAGTCATACAGAGAAGTTTTTAATTGTATGGTGCCATTTTGTGTGGCGATATTTTTAAATCCATCTGTGGTGCTCTCAAAAATTTTCCAACCGCCGGTATCGGCCGTTAAAACTTTGACATACTTGCCATTCTCCAGTGTCAACGCATCCAATTCATACTGATAATTCAACTGTTTCTCGATAGCAGCATTGGCATCAAATGAAACATCATACCAATCGACAACAGAATAATAAGCACTGGTTTTATATGTTTGTAATTTGGTCCTGATCCATTCAGAGCCATTCCAATTATAGATGGCCCAGAAACCTCTACTGAATGTTTGATCATTTTTTACCAACACATTGGTCGTACCACTGATGTCTCTGGTGTCAATATAGGTTAAGTCCTCATAGGTTTCCACAGTGCTATCCCACTCTCCGGATATTGCAGTTGGTTCAGGCTCTGAAGAATCTAGATTGTTGTATCTTATGTTATTAGCCAATTGATTCTTTGCCAATATTGTATTTGTATAATCAATGATCTCTTTCAGTGCATCAAATCGATCCACATACCAACTCTGTCTTGGTCTGATTTTGTTACCATATCTTTGATTCAAAGGTAATGTGATGTCTGGCACTTCGTTGCCTGCTTCGTCCACTCCGATCAAGCTGTCCCACCATTTTCTCTCAATCTGTACATTGGGAGCATCATCCTTGTCACCTTCTTTGATCAGTTTCCAAACGTAATGCACATCACCCTCTTCGACTGTGTCTTTGTAGGTGACGTTTAACACAGTGTTGTCGTTGATGATATCATTTTTAATATTGAATGCGATCAATTTATTTGTGCCTGACACTGCGAAATGCCTGATACCTGATCCTTTGGGATTGCTTATGATGTTAGATATGTAACCAGTGGTGTTGTTTCTAGTGACCACACTCTTCGCACCGTCGGGTAAGAAAACATTATTTTTTATCCAGTAATAATAGTAATTTACAAAACCATCCAGCCGAGAATCATATTTTTGTCTCACGGTGAACACCGTGTTGTCTGGGTACAAAGGTTGTCCCGATATCTTTTGGCTCAATCCCACTGCAGTATCCGCTAGCTGATTCCATTCCGATGGCAACAGGGTGGTCTCTATCCATTCGTATACGTCAACTGTGCTGCCCGGAAAAAGTTTACCCCAGTTCTTGGTTCTGTATTCTTGATTGCCCTGCTCATACCATATCCATCGAACTTTGCTCAGATCCCACCAAACTTCTCCCACATGCTCTTCAGCCCAACTCATGTTTGGTTTCACTGTGACACCGTCTGTTCCTAGATTGTAAACTGCTGGATCCCATTCAGTTTTGTAATTGATCTCTCTATCGGCTATACCTAATATTCTACCTTTGATAGGATCAAAATAATCGATGTATGATTTGATCTTTTGTTCTGCTCGATCAAATATAAAAGCCGAATCTATCAATCTATCATCGATCAATGCCTCTTCTTGTTGTGATACTTTCCAGCTGTATGATCCGTGTGTTGTTAAATCAAACGCAGCAACCATACCATCATTTTCACGTGTGGAATCGTTCGAGAATTTTGAATCATCTCCAGGCGCTCCCACGAATACGGTGTTATCGATTACCCACACAGCTCTACCAAAATCATCATTGGCCGACACATTATCAGTTATCAATTTGCCATCCAATATAAAATTACTGTTGTATTTGGTTGCTGTGAAAACTCCACCGGATCCTATGTTGAGATCCACTATTTGCGTATCTTGCAAATCAAATGTGGTCAATCCACTGTCAAATTTTACTGTGCGACTGTTTGCAAATTTTTCTGCTCCTATGACCAATCTGTCAGCGCCATGATTAATGTGTACCGTGGATCCGAACTGCATGTTGGTCGCAGTTTCCGGAGAATATATCGTTTGGTATAGAGTATAAGTGTTGGTTGAACCGTCCATGTTCCATTTGTAAACATAAACTGCACCAGCATCCGCTTGTGATAAATTGTCTCTGCCCGGAGCGGAAATCACTAACGTAGTTCCATCTTTGCTCATGGACAAACTTTCTCCAAATGCTGTGTTTAGTGTGCTATCTCCAGCCGACACTCCTTTGAGCGTTTGCACATGCGTGAATCCTAACGTGGTACTGTCACCAATGGTTGGACTATTCCTTACGAAGATTTCTACCATGCCAGCATCATCTGGGCTCACTGAAGACACTGCTAATATGTCACCGTTGTCATTTATAGCCATCCTATGACCAAATTTTTTGTTTGTGCCTGCTTGGCTGCTGACCACACTGTTGTCCTGTGTCCATGCGGCAAATGTGCTGTCTTCCACGGGAGTATATGTGTATAGATAAACTATTCCTGTGTCGCTGGCATATCCGGGAGCTCCAACCAAAAGGTATTTCTGTCTCACATTCCTATCACTGTCTGTAGTTGGTTCTGCCAGTGCATGCGACCAACCAAAATTTATATTTGCCGACGAGCTGTCATCTGCTGGTTTTATGGTTGTAAATTCATCATATGCTTTTGTTATAGGATTCCAAATGAATAATTTTATTAAACCACTGTTATTGCGTCTTGTGCTGCCATCTGATGTTAAAATATTGGCATATGGTGCTCCCGCCACGATAAAGTTTTCATCAGTGCTGATGCTCAAACTATGACCCAGTCGACCGGTACCAGTGGTGCTGTCGCTCATGGTATAACTGTTTATAAGTCGAAATACCGATCCCGCCTGATTGTCTCCTCTGCTGAAGAAATTTAAGGATCCTTGAGATGTTCCACCTCTGCTGCCGGGTGCTGATATTGCGACAAATTTTCCATCGGATCTAGCAACTGTTTTATAACCAAACTCTTGATTGTCTTCTGTGTCTGGAGATCCTATTCTGAGAGTTATATAAGGATTAACTTTTTCATAAATTTTCCAATTCGATCCCACATTGTCCACAAAGATTTTGTCTCCAGGCAATTGATTAACAGTGTCTGCAATTTGATATTCATTGTATGGTAGTACATTGTTAACTGTGTCTAACGAAGACAGTCTCACACTGATGAAACGATATAAATTGCCATATGTTGCCACTGTGGATTCGTCAGTGACTGTGAAAGATCTGCTGATTGTGGAAGCGTTTGCAAAATTAACTAGAACAGAAGTTGCATCTATAATTTCTTTAACTTGATACACTTTGTTTAATATAGGAAACTGGCTATTGCTTATGGCTATGTATTGGTCCACTGTTAAATTATGGACTCCGTTGAATCCCAAAACGACCTGTGTGTTGTTGTTGATTGGTTTTATCGTGAGAATATTAAGTCCTGTATAAGTGATTCTCTGCACGTCCCAATCATTGTTGGATTTTTTTGCTATCCATACTAGATCTTTGTTGTCGACCTCATTGACATTTAAATTTAATAAATCTGATTCATTGAACGCAGTGTGTTGTGTATCTGTGATTCTCACATAGCCTGCAGTTTTATATTTTTGCACGAAATCTCTGTCATATCCTTGTTGGGCATAATCATATTGAGAGAATGTGTTTGAAGCTGTGTACTCCAATGGTTTGGAATAAAAATTATCGCTGGTTATAGACAGTGATCTTGTGTAATCTTCAGTATCATTGTCGTCATTTAATAATTCAATGCTTTGAGAGTTACTTGTAAAATTATTATCTGATAGAATTAATTGTATCGATTTGCTGCCGTCTAGATTTCCAAATTCTCCAACCTTTATCATCCATTCTGGATAAACTTTTAGATTGATGTTCTCTCCGTAGAATTTGGCCTTGACCAATCTATCTATAGCATTCTGTGTACCTTTTTCTCTAATAAATCCTTGATAGAATTTGTATTGAGAAACATCATTTAAGAAAAGATTTTCTAGATATGGTCTAGATTGATATCCTGTTAAATGCTGTGCCAATTTCTGTTGAGTTTCATCAAAGTTGTTGGTTTCCAAATTATAGAAATCATTGAACTGAGCAATTTTATAATCAAAGTTTGGTATCAATTGAGCAGATGGTTTAGATTTTTTCTTGGTCCATTTCTCAAAATCAAATTTTACACCAGAATTGTGATTCTGTTTGGCCACATAGAATCCATTGGCATACTCCACTGTGTTTCCTATTTGATAGTCTGTGTTTGCTACCCATCTATCCACTTTGGCTTCATCGAACACAAACCCCGGAGAATAGTAATCTCCGTTCCAATCACCGGTCTTCCATCCCACTAATTTTAATCTCTGCTGGCGGAATCCTGTAACTAACTCAAATATTATGTCAGAGAACACTGTGATATTATCGAAAAGTATGATCTGTTCTTTTTGTACAGCATTCATTGAAATATTATAGATTCCTTCTTCGGTATTTTTTATGGCAATAGAAAATTTATTACCAATGCGTTTGGTTGAAATATATTGAGTTTCTATTGCACGACCAGCAGAATCTAAAACTGAGTATTGTCCCAGTGAATTTTGAAATTTGCTGATAACACTGTTGCTAGTCTTTAGAACAAATCCCTCAGCACCCGGACTCAATGTTATGGCTGATCCTGGTGCCCATCCTTGCCTAGTCCAATATAAAAATTCTTTGGCTGAAGTTTCCCAGTTGTTTATTTCTCTTATTTCGTTGCTGAATCTGTCAAATATAAATCCTTGAGATTCTAAATATTTTCCATAGCCTACCAAGAAATTGATCACCTGTTGCGTGGTGTTGAACACTGTGCCATAAGGAACGATAGTTTCATTTTCACTCCAATCATTATAGATAATTGCACTGCTGTTTCCGATAGAGATCGAGTGGACGTTGTTATTCTCTACAGGTTTTCGAATTCTAAAGTAAGGTTTGATCGTGTCGTATCCAATGACTTTGTAGCCTCCCTCGAGGGTGCTGCCATCGCTGGTAACATTAGAATTCAATTCAACCAAAACTCCCGAATAATCATAATCTCTAACAGGATTACTGATCCTAAATAAAACTTTGTAATTTTCGTCGGGAATGAATTGAGATCCTGACGTGGAGCCCGGACTCACGCTGTCTGTTAAAATTTTTAAATTTTGTTTATCTGTAAATCCTCCCAGTTTATATGCCAATTGCACATTGAGATTTTTCATTTTGTCATAAAAGAACGCAGCAGGATCTAATCCGCATTTGATTAAATAGTTGACAATAAATGGCTGATATCCAGCTGTGATATTTGGCGTGGATCTACTAGTTGTTTCTAAATAGTACGTGGTTGATTCTAGAGTTGGTGCTACTTGTGTTTCGGTATTGACATAATTTCCTGCCACATTTTTTCCTAATCTGCTGTTGTCTAAAAAATATCCAAAGAATTTGGCTGGTTTGGTCAGTGCCAATAACTTCATGACGCTGAAAGGATATTGACTGCTTCTGCGCCATGCTGTTTCGCTGGGACCTTGATCTCCAAACTTCCAACGTTCGTTGATTCCAAGATTTTGATATTGGTCGATCAACCCGATAGCGATGGGCGATTGTAAATTGCCAGTATCATCCACTGGAATATAATCTGATAGACTAGGTCTCTTGTATTTGTTTACAGTTTTTTTTAATCCGGTATCATAGCCTGCTGCTAGGTCATTCCATAATAATTCATTACCCGAAGTATAAGGTGCTGGTCCGTAGGTCTCAACCCACCAAGATGGCTGTTCACTGTAGCCCAGCATTTCCCATGGATGAGTGTGTGGTCTATCCGTGTCATAGAAATATTTGTATATACCTCTCCAGTATCCAGGTAACTTCTCCCCGTTTATGATATTTTTATTCTTGCTGTAATTAAAAGTAAAATAATCATTTTCGTCGTAGTTCAAATTGTTCTGATATTCTATACCATTCTGTCCTGCCCAGGCGTAAAAATCCAAGCTCAATATGTTATCAATTTCGCTGTTGTTGTATTCTGTGGTTCTAAATACTCCTGGTCTCACATCATCCTCAGACAATAAATCTGAATTGAATGTTGTTTTACAATTATTGTAAATTCTTTTTTCTAACTCTAATAAAAGATCATCTCGATAATCTCCAAAAGCAACAGTTCTGCTGCCGTCGTGCCCCACGATAACATTCACAGATGTTCTATAGGTGTTATCGATAATTTGTTCAGGTTTAAATTTTGGATATATTCCTAATTTTGTTGGTGTTGGCGGGACGAAACTGCCTGCAGTATTTGCATAATCTTTGATCGTTATTCTATCTCCGGCAGCTAAAGTGGCTGTTATGATTATACCATCTGCTTCAGTGCTAAAATTATAGTCATATCCCAACAGTAATATTTGATCATTGAGATATACATATACTGCTCTTGTGCTAGGAGTGGTTATGTCAAATTGTGAGTCAATTGCATACTCTGTTTCTTCTGAATCTTGCACGGTGTAATTTCTCACAGTGAGATTTTCTCCATGTCCTATCATGTCATCGTGATAGAAAGGAAAACTTGCATTCTTATTGTCGGAAATATTTTTAATTATTTCGTCTACTCTGTCCGAAATTAATCCTTCGTGCGATGATCCCGACGTGTTGGCTAGGAACGTTTCTTTAAATTTTTTATATTCATTATTACAGTATTCTATCGATTTGATAGCATTGGCATTTTGATCTATCAATAAAAACATAGCTTGCGGTAGAGCAGCACTGTGTTGAATTATAGTACCTCCCTCTAATCTCACATTGCCTATGTCTCTTAGATTGCTACTACCAGGAGTATCACCGATCATTTCAACATTTTTTTCATTGATGTCGTGTACATGATTTAATATCTGTCCATATGTAAAATCAGACAGTTGTGCATTGAACGGATTTACTGATATGTTTTCAGATATTTCATATATGCCCTTACCGGCAATTTTTTTTACTGAACTGTAACAACTTAATTTAATTAGATCGTTCACATTTAAATCTTTAGCAAATTTTACATACTTGTAGGTCAATCCATCTACCAGAGTGTAATCTGTGCCTAAATTTTGAGTGGTGTGATTCACGTCTACGGTTACAGATAAATCAGATAACGATTTACTGTTTTCAAAAACGTCCACAGGGAATAATTTTAATTCATCTTTGGTCACTGTGAATAGTCTCGTTACTCTCTGTCTGCTCTCTTCTTTCCTCTCGATCCAACCGCATCTGTTAATATGATTATTGTTCGGAAGAATTTGATGTGCATGTCCTGTGTTAAAGTTCTTTGTGTAAGCTGTATCATCAATATTATATTCAAAAGATCCTGTGGCAAAATCAGAAGTAAAAACAATATCACCTACATTTTTTATCGTGTTATACTTTATTTGTAATCCTAATACAGGGTCTTGTGCAGACATTGAACTGATCTTATATTCAAACAGTTTGGATCCTGTAAAAGTGGAATTTGGGTACACATCATCGTCGTCAAATGCTTTATGTTTTTCATCAAACAGTGTGAACAGGGGTGGTTGATTGACATCCATTTTAGATTGTCCCTCTATCCATGCTCTTTCACTGGTGCTGTAATAAAAAGTTTTTGCTTGATTGATTGCTCCTAATTCAACTGTTACTGCATCTCCATCTAATGGCAGAGCGTCCGAATCTTCTGTTAGTCTCAGTGTGGTCACTTGAGATCCTGCCACACTGACAAAATTAACCAAATAAATTCTGTTGTTGATCAAAGGATCTGTGTCTCCAGTAACTAGCAGCCTCATGCCATCCACTAGGGGCACTCCGTCCACAATGTATCCTGTTTGATTGACCATTCTTGAAAAGACATCTGTGGTCACTGTGTCTATCAAGGTCACTGATTTCTTGGCGGTGGTTCCGTGATTGAATAGAGATAAACCAGAATCAAATTCTATAATGGGTCTTTTGGCCCTGTCTGTTTCTAATAGTACAGGTGTGTACCCATTCGCGACAGCAGTGGATTCTATCACTGCTTTGTGGAACCATCTATTGTATCTGCTCCAAGCATTGCCATCGATGCTGTCTCTCTTGATTGTGATGTAATCGGGTGTTACTGGTCTATAAAAACTGATTGAGTAAGGTCTGTCAGCATAGGGCACTGCATCATATGGTTCTGTGGACTCTTGTGTGTAAGGTCCTGTCACAATTAAATTGGCTGTGTCTGTTAGCGTGATAGATGAACCTACTCCCTCAACATAAAATTCTTTGTTGGCATAGGCAGAATTGGCAACGTTGTTCTCAAATCTCACCTTCATACCATTTGATAATTTGGTTCCTGTTTTTAGGGTGTAGTTTTTTGTTCCTATGATCTCATGTTCAACATCTATCTTGGTTGCTTCACTTATGGTTCTAATCGTGAATACGCCCTGCATGCTCTGATGATTTCCGCATTGATAGTATAGAACATCAGGAGCACCTGTGGGCACGGTGAAAATTAATGTGCCTTTCTCTGTGCCGTTGCCTGACACTCCTGTGCTGTATATCACTGATGTGCTGCCATCTTCTGCTATGCCAGTTTTGAATGGTTCTGTCATTATGTAGAAAGGATGACCTTGTGTGTCTAAAATAAATTTATAGGTGTTGCCTCTAGACAAGGTGATCGATGGATTGTTTCTTCCTGGATATATTCCAAAATTATAGGCAGATTGTCCAGCGTGTGTTACTGCAATTTCAGACACTGTGTTGGTTCCGTTATTGGCTATTAATATGGGATTTGGTCCTTCTGGCAACCAATAATATTCTCTGTAATTTATTAACTTGTCAAAATCTATAGCTGGATCCCAAGAATAAACTTTTTCTTTGTTAAGTCTATCATGATTGCTTACATTACCGCCAAAGAATTTTATTTGATTGATATAATCATCATAGGTAGCAGTAAACTTTACTTGATCTTCTGGATTGATCGAAGAAGTATCTTTGTCTGTGTAGGTTACAGTGGGCTCTAACTGATAACTGTCTCTGTCTTCAATACCAGATTCGATAAATTTATCTGTGATTAATCTGGTGTAAGAATCTCTTCTACCAATATATCCATCTAGTCTAACCAAGCTGCCTGGTTGGATCAATTGGTCCAGTGTAGAACTTAAGAATCGTTCGTTAACGTCTGTTCTATAAAAAGTGGGTAGATGTGCAACTGATCTTCGAAGGGTTACACCATTTTCATCAGTAACCACATCATAGTTTGATTGGCTGTCTAGAGGTCTGTCCGCCATTATTAGTATCCTGTTCCGCTGCTGCCAGTACTAGATCCAGAACCTAATTTAGAAATTGTTACAGATGATACTGCAGAAGTGGATCTCGTGTTAGTGGTCAATCCAGTAGTGTTTGTAACCACGTTACCGCTGGCTAGTAATTGATTGGCTCCGATAGCATCAATAATTACCACATCATCAACTGTGGCTCCATTAACAAAAATTTCATCTGCTGCTCCACTGATTTGGAACAATGAACCAAATCCCTGTCCTGCTTGATTTGGAACTATAACCACTGTTAGTAGATCAGGAGCAAGTTGAGTATGAATATAAGCTGCAAGCTCTGTAAAATAAAAAGTATCACCAAAATCAAAATTGTCCAGTGCAAAAAATTCGTTGATTGCTTGAATCACTCGAGTTTTAATCACGGCGTTGGTCACATTGGTTGATGCGTTCTTGACCACTTTGAACGTGGCTTGAAATTGCTCATCTGCTTGTACACCGAACAACACTTTATATTTTACAGGATGAAATACCAGTTGATCAGACAGTGCTTTGATGGGATTAAGACCAGCAGCATAACTGATTCTCAATTGGTCTGAAGTTGAAGGTATAGGTTTTTCTCCTCCTTGACTTAGCCAAGTTCTAAATAATTGATCATAGGTTCTTTCCAAAACATAAATGTCCATGATATTGGTTTGAGCAGGATCTATTCTTGTGTTTTGACTGGCAGTATGTTTATACAAAAATTCTATATTGCTTCTACCTTTTCTTGCAATATAATCTGTGGTGGTTTCTAAAGTTATAGTTTCAGCATTAAATCTTTTGATAACATCTTCATCAACATCATAAAAATAAAATAATTGTCCATCTTCGTATGATCCAGGTAATACAATAGAAGATTCGTTTTGGGTCACTACAAAATTACTGGCATCGTATGGTCTGTATCTTTCAATGTCATTGTAACCTAAATATTTTTCAAAAAATACAAATTTCGTAGTAACATTAGTGTTGGGTTCCACAATAATATCAAAAATATCTGGATTATCTACCACTCCATCATCATCATCGTCATAGAATCCCACTTTGACTTTTCTATTGTCTTGATATCCGTCTGCTTCTTCCACTGTGTCCACAATCTGCCAATCGATCGGGAATCCTATGCCTAATCCTGTGCTGGGCACGGTGTTAGATTTTAATATTTTTACCACATCTTTAACTGTTTTTCCTGTGATATAATCATACACTCTGTCGGTTTTATCAAAATAAAATTTGTTATCTTGCTCACTCTCAAAGATATAATTTAATCCTCTGTAGGTCACTGTGTATATGCTGCCATCTGTGGTAAATTTAAACCACCAGCTGGTATCTAGATTGTTTTGTGACGTGTCACCGGTATAGTCTAGAGCAAAATCGTCATCGCTGCTCAAGTTCACTCCTGTGATCACTCTCCATAACGAGTTTTCTTCATCAAATCTCAATCCAAACTCTTCATAGGCTTCTATTCTATCTATGATATCTGTTTTTAATTCTGTGTCAAATATTGTCGTGAATGGAGGGAACACAGCACTGGCCACTGCGTTGTTTGGAATGGCATCATTCAATGTGACTGGTCCTTGACCATTCTCTAGATTGCCTTCTCCCTGATTGGCGCCATCTAATACCACTCCTGCTATTTTTGCCCAAGCTCTGTCTTCTGCTAAATCTGTACCTAGAGTAACTAATTTTCCATTTAAAAATTCTCGAGTGTCTGGAGATGTGAATTTAACTAGGGCTCCTACTTTAGCATATTTTAAGTTGCTTGTGGAATAATCACCCAAAGTCAGTGGTCCGGCTGCATTGAAATATCCTGTATTGGTGTTGGTTCCTATGGTAGTGCTGACCCAGCTGGCTGACAGGGCGCTTAAATCCTTGGTTCCATATTTTAAATAAAAAAATTGTCTTGAGTATGCTTCTTTTAATTTTCCTTCGACTAATCTATTGATAATATCTAATATTTCATTTCTGTTTGTGAATGTAAAAATAAATTGTGGTTTGGTTTCTTCTCTGTATAATATTCCGTCATCTGCAAACACAGAAACATTGCTGTAAGCACCAGTTGGATCGATGATCTCTCTTGATCTGCTGACTCCGCTCGCTGTTCTATTGCTTGCTTTGAGTTTGATGATTTCTTGAGATGCTGCCAGTGGTACCACATTATAATCTTCTGCAGTGATCATTCTGTTCTGAGCATAGTACACCTGAGATGCCTTGGCCTTGATGCTGTCGTTTGATTCTGATGCTGCTGAATTATAAACTGACTGTTGTAGAGCGCAGGTCACCGTGAGTTGTTGTTCTCCACCTGCCTTGTCCAGATAAGGCACTACAAAACTTATACCTTGCATGTCTGCTGATTGTATAGAATATTTGGCATTGTCGCTGGTTCTGTAATACAATCTAAAAGTTCCCAAAGGAATGTTAGAAAAATTTCCGTCCCCAAACACTAGATCAACGGTGTCGTTATTCTTGGTCGCAACATTATAGATGTCTCTCACATCAGATGCCAAGCTATTGTATATCACGTTGCTGCCAGATAGGTCTGGTACCTTGGTCCATAATTTTTCTATTTGACCGAAATCGTCTAATTTGTATAACCAAAGGTCGGTATTGTTAATATTATTGATCGTGATAGGTTGCACATAATTTGTAGTTGGTTGACTGATTGAAAATTCTGTGCTGCCTAGAGACCCTTGTTTAAACAGAACAAAAAATCCTGTGTTGGGACTGGTATCACCTGCTCCGTCTATTCTGTACATGTATGTAAAACCTGTTCCAGGAATAGGATCTTGCTCGTATATAGATTCTGAACTCGAAATAGTGGACGGAATTATTTCAAACTGTCTAGTGATTCCACTGACTGATCTATTAAAGACAAACACCGGAACATCGGTGTTGTTGGAATTTAGTGTATAAACTTCTGTGGGTGTACCTCCAATTGAATCACTTTCTTTTGGTTTACCAAATTTCTGTCCATCCACATTAGCGGCATTCAACACTGTGATAAATTGTTCTCTGTAATTTGTGTTCGAAGGATCATTCCAAACGATTGTGGAATTTATTAAACTATTGCCACTGCTGTCTCTAACATCTTCAGAGGTAGATATTGAAGTTATTTTTAAAAGTCCAGTAGCTGATAAATTTCTTTTAGGATTGTAATTGATCAATCTTGCCAATCTCAAAATACTGTTTCTTCTTTCAGCAGTCTCTAAAAAATTTTCTCGAGCATTTAAATCCACTCGAAAACTTAGACTCTGAGCAATGTAAGCGATGAGATCTATCAGCGCCACATATTCTGAGCTCTCCACGAAATCATTGAAATCATCTGGATAATTTTCTCTGAGATAGGCCACCATGGTTCTTCTCAGTGTTTCAAAGTCGTAAGATTTGAAATCTGCCTGTTGGAAAGCAGTGTAAATTTTGCGCCAATCTTCGGCTACAAGCAAGCGATTTTGTCTGTCAGTGATGGCCATAGTTTAAACTATGGATATTTATTGATTCTATTATGTGCGTAGATTAAGAAAGGCGCAAAGCAGCGTTTTCGTCGAAACTAAAGGTGAGTTTTTCAGTTATGTTGTAGGGTATGTAGGTAATAGTGGCCTGTACCGATATTCCATGCTCTGATTCACTTACCAATATCTCTCTAGTGCTCAATCTAGGATCAGCATTGAGATTCTGTGCGATGTCGTCCGCCACTGCTTGTTTGGTTGCTTCTGTCAATGGCTCAAACAGCACATCATAGATAATAGTGCCGAAATCGGGATTTTCCACCCGTTCTCCCTTCCTCACACTCAATCGATTGATGAGATCCTGTTTGATCAATTCAAAATCATACAATTTATAATTGCTTTTATCGGCTCGTGAGCTAAACCCTCTAAAGGTCTGCTGTCCACCGGCTATGAAATTACTGTTGTCTTTTTCACTCATCGTTAAAATCCAAATATTTTACCTATGCTCCTGCCCACTGAGGCTATCGTGGAAGTTACCTGATTGCCTATCATGCCCACCACGCTCCTGATCTGGGTCACCGATGTTATGTTGGTACCCATCACAGATTTATAAATGTCGTTCACGACATTCACTTGACCTGCTATGTTATTTACTTTGCCCAAGGCACTGATTCCCGACGGAAGGATGCCTGCTATTTTATTGGTCACTCCCCCCAGTGCTTGATTTGCTGCATTACCGATTGCGTTACCGGCCAAATTTTGTAGATTGCCCAATCCTCCCTGCACTCCTCCCAGCACGTTGCCTGCTGTGGTGAATACTCCCTTGGCTGCGCTTAGATCATTTATCACCGACGTGACCGATCCCGTGATGGCCTGTGATAGATTGCCTGTTGAGAACAACACTCCCCCCTGGTTCACAAATACTTGATCTTTTAATAAATTCAATGACCCTCCAGTGACTGATTCAACAGTTTGCTGAATGGTTGAGCTCACTCCCTCTGCTATGGATGATATGTTGAATGGACCCGTGACCGTTGAGGGGAATCTCTCTAGATAAGTTTTGGCATAATCTTCTGCGGCTTGTGTTAGTGCTCTTACGTCAGTCACAGGAAGATCTAATTTTTTCATATGCACTGCTAGATCTGCTTGGAACTGTCCAATCCTGCAGGTTGCGTTATCACTGTCTCTGTTTAATTGTGCAAGGAATCCTACCGTGCCTGGCACGTTGCAGTCTTTGTCATCTTCGGTGCCTGCAAATGACACAATGTCATCCCAGTGTCCAGGAAAAGGTTCATGTGTTGGAACTCGCTGTCCCGACATGGATACGTTTCCTGTGACCGTCCATTCCAAAGGAGGATTTAAATCTTTTTTTGTCACATCCACATCTGGTTTGTCTTCTCTCAACGTTCCCGTACCGCTGAGATCATAGAATGGTGTCCTTTCATAGGTTACTATGAAATTTGGATTGGTTTTGGTACTGTTAAAATGTATCTCTTCACCTGTCAAATTATGCTTACCGGTTGCCATATGCAGTTGGGCCATGCCAGCATAGGATATAATTGAACCACTTATTGCTTTGTTAGTGAACGATCCTCCTGATTGTATCAGCGTGTCTGTATCAGAATAGGTCTGTATCAACCCGCCATCCAATACCAATTTCTGTATGGCGCTCATTTTTATTTGTCCTTTAGCAAACATGTTAATATTATTATCGCTGTGTAAATCAATGTCACCCACTGACCTAATTGCAATAGTGTGTCCAGAATAGATATCGATACCCCCATTAGCACTAAATTCCATCCA